TTTGTATGGGCGGGGACGCAATCCTCACACTCAAATGTACGAACTGGTTGGAGTGTCTTTTCATGCGTGGAAAAACCCCATGTTGAAAATGTCTCGTTACTACTCTGGTTTGATCAAAGATCAGATTGTGAAGATCGGAAAAGATTCATTTGGACTGAAGATTAAAACAGAAGGCATAACACTTCAAAGGGGTAAAGGAATCATCAACATTCAATCGCCCCTCCAAGCAATTGATTGGTTCCGTCGAAGATTGTATACTGACAAGGGATCTCCTTTCTATTTCTTTGAGACCATTCAAGATTTAGATAAGGAAGTTAGTTTGATCAGCCATGATATGTTTACGATCAAACCACCATATCGAAAATATTTTGGAGGTCGGGATCTGAACGTTGAAGAGGGTGGAACAAAGGAAGATTACGACAAACGAAAAGTCAGAATCATTGATATTTCATCTGAACTCAAGTTGTCGAAATTCACCGAAGCGCCAAAGGGTGCATACTCATCCGAAACAAATTATTTGGATATTGCAAAAAGAAGATTTTCGAAGAAGTTCTACAACTACAAAAAAGACTTTCCAAGGGTTGATACCATCTATCAAACAGATATTCTGATGCCACCCAAAAGTTTCGTGCCGGGCGGTGAAGGAGGAGGCGGTGGCGGTGGAGGCGCACCAAATCCAAATCTAAACATGGAGAATCTCGAAGAGTTGTTCTATACATACCAAGAACATATGTCTTTGAATAGTGAGTCGTTCTTTGGAACACCAGAACTCCAAAATTATGGGGAGTGGACAAAAGAAAAAACAAATATCATCAATGCCTGGTCCGGCGTTTTCAATACTCTTTCACATCAAGTGACAGTGACTGGAGATTTCCAATTGAACCCCGGCAAGATTGTTGAACTGATGATTCCCAAAGCGCAAGATCCTCAAATATCTGGAGTGGGTCAGTTGTGGGATGAGAATGTGAGTGGTAAATACTTGGTGACATCGGCGGTACACACGTTCAAGAACAATGAGTATTATACTAACTTCCGAGTTAAAAGAGATTCCTTTGTGGTATAAGTAATAGTATGAGTAATGTAGATAATATAAAATCGAAAGATGATTACATGAATGCGAACCTGTTTCATTGGTTCACTGGTGTAGTCGAAGATGTGAATGATCCGGAACAGAGGGGTCGTTATAGAGTCAGATGTTTTGGTTATCACACGGAACGAAAAGATTATATTCCCACCACGACCCTTCCTTGGGCTCATGTTCTGATGCCCGTTACTGGTGCGTCTCAATCTGGTGTTGGTCAATCTGCAACTGGTTTGTTGAGGGGTTCATGGGTCGTAGGTTTCTTTCGAGATGGTCCAACTGCACAAGACCCGTTGATCATGGGTACGATTCCTGCTGTTACTCCCGCACCCGATTATAATTATGGTTTTACTGATCCGACCCAACAATATCCGTATCCGGATAAGATTGGAGATCAAGATATTCCCGAAGAGGCGATCAGTAAGGATGAGAAATACAAGACATCTTATTCTTATCTAAAGAAGACCGAACATCGCATAAAATATCCTACAGTCCCTGTTGCATTTGGAGCGCCTTGGTTCCTTCCTCCCGTCGATACGATTGTCAAACCAGAATATCCAAAGAACCATGTAAGAGCATACGAAAGAAAAATGCCGGTGACGGACGTGGTTGACCTCCCTGCCCCCGTAACTGGTATTCTCGAAGGCGACAAACCAACGACTTTTGATGGAGAAAAACCTCTTATCACCACTCCGCCTCTCCCCGATGAACTGAAAAGACACGTCGAAGAGATCGATGCAACACCCGATTGGGAAAGAATGTCTTGGATTCATGCTTCGGGAACCTATAAGGAATGGACGCCTCTTGGGGATGAAACAGTTGTGATTGAAGGCGACGAGTATCGTATTGTCGCTAAGAATCAACACATCAATGTTAAGGGCGACTGTACGATTACAGTTGAGGGGAACTGTCACACAATGGTTCTTGGTAACGAATTCAAACACGTTCTTGGCAATAAGGTTGAGTTAATCAATGGTCAATATGTTCAGACTGTTCTTGGTAATACCATGAAGATCATCGCAATGAATGAATTGAGACTGACGGGTGTTGCAAGAGGGAAAGCGATTGGGTTGGTTCAAGGAGAGGCGATTGGTGGAAACGATTACTCCTTCACCTCTTTGAACAAAATGAATATGGTGGGAGTGAACGATACCGATCTTTCATTGGGAACTCGAAATGTAACAACCGCTCTTCTCAATACACGAATCAGTGGTCCGGTTTCAGAATTCCATGTTCGCAAGGACACAATCAGTATATTCGATATGGATTATAAAGTTCTGTTCGGAAGTTACAAGATATTCGCTACATTTGATATCATTGGCATTGCTGGTAATATCATTGATCTCAAGGCAGGTGTTGTGAACATCACGGGTGCGCCGGTGAACATCGTTCTCTTGAAAGCGCCGGGAGGAACCCTTTAAGGAGATGAAAAATGGCAGATAATTGTGATACCTGTTGTGGTCAACCAACTGAACCAGAGTTGACCCCAATTGAACTGGAACAGAAAGATCCGTTTGATCCAAATTTGTTGACGGGTTCTTTCGAAGGACTTCCGGTTGATAATATCGAGGTCGATGTAGATGACCCATATGGTGTACTGCAAAGTGAGTTGGATCAAGTGGTTGCCGAAACCAATCAAGTGGATCTGTCTTCGGGGACTCTTGCAACAATCCCTTCGATGCAGAAGGGTCTGAATTATGCCTTGCTCAAGACCTTGGGTCTTGGTGACGCTTTGGTTCTGACGGACGAAGAAAAACGAATCATGGATGGTGAAGCATACGAAGAGGACAATGTGGATCAGAAGGAAACCATCATCGGGGCGGGTATGGTTCCTCCGATTGTTGGCGATCCACCTTCCCCTACGGGTGTTCTTACTGAAGCGCCTGAATTTGGTTCGGGTCCATTCGAAAAGACATTGGAAGAACTCTGGAACACTCCATACGATAAAGACACCAAGATGAATATCATTTCGGATACGGGTGCATCCACAACCTTTATCAGTCATGCGGTGGTGGTAGAATCCGATGCGGAGATCATCGGGGATCAAAGAATGTCGGGTTTGCGTGATGCATTGAATCGTTCCAAGGCAACAGAAGGTGCAGTCAAAAAACTCTTTGATCTGTTGGGATATGAATACAATACCAAGATCACTCTATCAGAACTTCTGTTGGATGCAGCCGGTATGAAGAGAAATACTCCGATTGACCCCTTCGTCTTATACGTTCTAAATGCAAATCTTGGAGGTAAGGTGAGTTTCAATACGGCATATATTATGATGACAATGGGTGGTATAGAACCACAAGGTCCAGCAATTGCACTTTAACAGAGAAAAGTCATATAAATAATACTAATGCCAACTCTATCAGACTATAACGAATATGGTGTAAGATCAAAAAAGGTTGCAACTTCTAATCTTTTTGCAGACCTCAATTTGAGTATGCCTGTTCATCCGGTCAAAAAGGACATCACACCTCTGACTGATATTGATGCCGTGAAATCGTCTGTGAAGAATTTGGTTCTGACGAACTTCGGGGAGAAACTTTTTCGCCCAGAGTTTGGTGGTAATGTCACATCTTACCTTTTTGAAAACGTAGACATCTTCACCGCCCTCTCCATTCAAGGAGAGATCGAAAGAGTGTTGAGTAGGTTTGAACCAAGGGTGACAGACGTTACTGTACAAGTTGATGATGATGATGTTGATGATAATGATTATAATGTAACAATTGGATTTAAGATCATAAATAACCCCCAAGAATTTACAGTCGATTTTGCACTCAATCGATTAAGATAAGAAAATGGCAAACATACAACAAGTTACAGATTTAGATTTCGCATCTATCAAGAATAATCTGAAGGACTACTTCAAACGCAGTGGTTCACCCTTCAAGGATTGGGACTTCGAAGGTTCCGGTCTGAACTATCTCTTGGACATCCTCGCATACAACACCCACTACAATGCGGTGAATGCCCACCTTTCCATGAACGAATCGTTTTTGGATTCGGCACAATTGAGATCCAATGTGGTTTCCCGTGCAAAACTGATTGGATACACACCACGTTCTCGTCGGGGTGCAAGAGGGGTGGTCAGTCTTTCCTTTTCTCGTAATCCAGATTCGACCCAAGATGTTTTGACTCTGCCGAGAAACAGCACCTTTGTTTCGTCTTTCGATGGGGAGACATACACCTTTGCAACAACCGAAGATATTCGTTCCATTTATGATGTGACAAGTGGAACCTTTACTTTCGAAAATGTAAACATTGTACAGGGTACACCAAACGTCCTAACCTTTTTTGTTGACAATACCAAGACATCTCAAAAATTCATGTTGGATGATGAAAACGTAGACACATCCACAATGGAAGTGTTTGTGAGAAATCACCAAGACACTTCAGACTCTCGCACTTTCTTGAACTCCGATAATTTCACAGTGATCGATGGCGACTCTTTGGTATATTTCCTGTCTGAAAACTATGAAGGAAAATATCAGATTGAATTCGGTAATGATATCATTGGTAAACAATTGGACAATTTGAATGTTGTAACGATCCGTTATCTGTCCACAAATGGTCCCGAATCGAATGGTGCAAGAAACTTTTCCTTTGTGAGCGCTCCTGCTGGGTCTGAATTTTCTTCTATTGCAAATGAACTGGTATCTCTCACAGTCGTCGAACCATCCTATGGTGGAGATGAGAGAGAATCCATTGAATCGATCCGACAACTCGCCCCTCTTTCCTATATCGCCCAGAACAGAACAGTTACTGATGTGGACTACGAAGCACTCCTTCGTCAAAACATTCCTGACCTTGGTGCGATTTCAATTTGGGGTGGCGAATATAACGATCCTCCAATCTATGGTAAAGTGTTTATTGCGGCGAATCCAAAGGACTCTCTGTTCCTTTCTGAATTGCAAAAAGAAGAGATTCTGAATTATCTCAATACAGTCAAGATCATGACTGTGACTCCCGAAATCGTTGATCCGGATTACATCTTCCTGTACTTCGATATCTTCTTTAAGTTCAACCCGAACACCACCACCTTTTCTCGAACACAATTAGAGTCATTGGTTCAAGAGACTGTCGAAGATTTCAATACTGAAAACCTTGGAGAGTTTGATAAGGTATTCCGTTATTCCAATTTCCTTACAGAGATTGATAACACAGATGTTTCGATCAGTAACTCG